TACGGCGCTCGACAACAGGGGCTTCCGCGGAGTCTGTTGATCTGGAGATCTGGCATGGTGCGCCGACACGAGAATCTGAAAATCTGGCAGAAATCATACGATCTAGCCAGGGATCTGATGGAGATCACCGTGCGGTTCCCGCGCCCACAGCAGTTCAACGGAATTGGGAGTGAGGTCCGGAGAACCGCGCTCGATCTACTGGAGACGGTCATGCTAGCAAACGACACGAAGAAGATCGCAGTCCACAAGGATATCGATCACACGATCGATCGCCTCCAGGTTCTCGTTCGGATGTCCCGAGATCTCGGATACACCAGTACCGGGCAGTATGGGGCGATCTCAGAGCAGATCGTTGAGATTGGGAGAATGAACGGTGGGTGGATGAAGAAGGCCGGTTAGGCCTTCCGACACTCCGGGGCCGGGTGAGGAAGCCGTTTTTGTGAAAACGTGCGGCGATCCGTGGCGGGAATTGGAACAACGCCGCGAACGCGGGGCTGTTCTACCTGAACCTGAACAATGATCCGGGTACGACGAACAACAACAGGGGCTTCCGCGGAATACCGTCCAGGGATGGTATACGTAACTACGGTTGCGTTTAAACTATCAGATCGACAGTACATCACCCGGGGTAAACCCCGGCGCTCGCTGAGCGGAATACAAAACAGGCTCCGGGGAGGTAGTAGGGCGACGACCCGACCCCTCCCCGTCCACAACACTCCCATGAAGACGTATACGGGCCTATATCCTCAGATTTGTACGTTCCCGGCTCTCCATCGAGCATTTTTGCTCTGCAAGAAGGGGAAACGAGATAAAGACTATGTCACCGAATTCGAGCGCAACCTCGAACAGAACCTGATCTCGCTCCGTGAAGAGTTGACCTCCGAGCGATGGCAACCGGGCAAGTACTCTAGATTCTTCGTCGAGGACCCAAAACGCCGGTTGATCAACGCACCGCCGTTCCGGGACCGGGTTGTCCACCACGCAGTGTCGACACTCTTAATCCGGATCTGGGATCCGACGTTCCCGTTTGGTTCGTTCGCCTGCCGGGCCGGGAAAGGAACGCACGCAGCGGCCGATAGGATGCAACAGTTCATGCGCAGGTATCCGACTGGATCGGGGTACGTCCTGCAATTGGATGTGAAATCCTATTTTGCGAGCATTGACCACGAGATCCTGATCGGGTTGGTCGCAAAACGGATCCGCGACCGCCGATTCATGCGCCTGATCCGGCAGATCGTCGAGAGTTATGAGGATTCGCCCGGAGTGGGCATCCCGCTTGGCAACCTGACATCACAGGTGTTTGCGAACATCTACTTACACGAGCTCGATATGTTCGCAAAACACGACCTCCGGATCAAGCACTATATCCGGTACATGGACGATGTCGCCTTGGTCCACGAAGACAAGCGACAACTCTGGGAATGGCGTGACGCGATCGGTGAGTTTCTCGATCGGACATTAAAACTCCGGTTACACCAGAAAAAACAGGTCTTGACTCCGATCGATTGTGGGATCGATTACCTCGGGTACATTGTATACCGGGATCACCGACGAGTGAGATCGCGGAACGTCCACCGGATCTACCGCAACATCAAACGGATGGAGGCCGGCACATTTGATCGCGATCCTCGAGCGTCGATAGCATCCTGGATCGGGTACGCACAGCACGCAGACACCTACGGGCTGAACTGCCAGATCGCAGAACGACATCCGTTCCTGCGCGTGGCGTTTGACCCGGTGGAGGCACTATGACTACGAAACAGATTATGCGAATTACAACGATTGATGGCGTCGAGGATATTGACGCTGACAGGATACTGATAGAGAACAACGAATACGTCCTGTTCCGGGGCGACGAAGAGGTCCGGAGGATCCCGATAGCGGACATCATATCGGAGACCGATCCGGAAACCGGGGAAGAGCGGAGCGGGATCGAGACGATCTACTCGAAGAGCTGACTATGGGGCATACTCCGCACATTGAAGGAACCGATCTCCTGATCGCGAACCTGCAAATCTACGCAGAGAAGATGACGGCAGCCGTAGCTGATGGCATGCGGAAGTTCGGCGGCAGGATCGAGTCCGAGTCAACTCGCCGATGTCCGGTGGATACCGGGGAACTCCGGTCCCGGGTGTTCAACGAAGGACCGCTCCTCGACGGCGACGTCTACGCACAGGTCGTCGGCTACGAGAAGTTCGGTGAGACGTGGGGGAAGGAGAATTCAGATATGGCGGGCAAACCATACGCCATCCCAGTCCACGAACGAACTGACGCCCGGTATCGTGTCGGAGAGGCAAAGTTCCTGGAGAACGCAGTGAACGCCCTCTCCGGTGAGTATGCTGAGTATATGAAGAAGATCCTCGGTGAGGTGAAACCGTGAGCGTCGGGAACGACATCTGCCTGTACCTGGCATCACTCGACATCGGCGCTCTCGGCAACGACCTGTTCCTCGGTCACGCACCCGACCGTTCGACTGCCATATCAGTAGTCGAGACTGGAGGTCAGGCTCCGTACCACGACTACGGACCGGAAGAGATCCTCGACCGGCCGTCTGTGCAGGTACTCGTCCGTCACCCAGCATATCTCACTGGCCGCGCGACAGCTGACGAGATCCGTAACCTGTTAGACGGCCTTGCCAACTGGCCGATCAACGATACGCGATACCTCTCGATCACCGCAATGAACGACCCGGCATATCTCGGGAAGCGAGCGACCAGTGAGGGGGAGGCACACGAGTTCAGCCTGAACTTCTCGACCGTCCGGGAGAGGCGGGGGAAGACCGTCGGTCTCTCTGGGGCATACTTCGGGGTGCAGGAGTGGTATACACTATGATAGGAAAAGGTGCGATACTGTATGACGTTACGGCGGGCGAGGTGCTCGCCCCGGTCTCGGCGATCGGGCGACTCGACTTCGAGCGAACGGAAATCTCGACGACCACACACGGTCCACGCAAGCGCCAGACGAGCGGGATCGGGTTGAAACGGTCGGCACCCGTTACGATTCGGTTGAACTACCGGGCGAACGACGAACCGGCGGTCCGGCTGGTTGAACGGTATGAAGCAGGCGAATCTGCAAAATACGTCTTGATCTTCCCGGACCACTCGACGTACTCGTTCGAAGCATTCGTCTCCGCCCTGGGACAGGAAACGCCGATCGATGACCTGATCCACCGATCGTTCCGGTTCCTGCCGACAGGTATGGATGAACCGCAACTCTCCGCTATCGCTCACTGTGGCGACTACTTCGGGGCGCCAACCTGGCTCCCGATCGGCGACGAATTCCCGGCAGCACCGGCCGGGGCATGCCCGGTGCAGTTTGACATCAGCAAGTGGTACACATGACGACCTACATCGGCAAGACAACAACTATCGCGGACTCCTCCGGCAATATCGCCAACGTGGACGCGATCGGTGACCTCTCGCTCACCGCAGATGAGATCGAAGACACCGTCTACGGCGCCGGCGGGTGGAAGACCTTCGTGCAGGGCCTCAAGGACGCCGGCACGTTTGACCTGACCGTGAACTACAACAAGGACAGCAGCGGGAACACCCGGCTGACGCAGGCGTTTGTCAGCGGGGGCTCGGCGCAGTACACGATCACGTTCCCGGACTCCTCGACGCTCATCTTCACGGCGTTCGTGGCCGGGATCGGGATCGCCGTCCCGAAGGACGAAAAAGTGCAGCGGACGTTCACCCTGCGGATCGACGGCAAGACCGCGCCCATATTCAGTGAGGCTTGAACATGACCGACATTGGTAAAACAACGACAATTGCAGACAGCACGGGCACCATCGCGTCTGTCGATAGTATCGGCGATATCAGCATCTCGGCCGACGAGATCGAGGATACCGTATACGGGACGGGGACGTTCAAGACGTTCGTCCAGGGCCTGAAAGACGGTGGGACGGTTGACATCACCGTGAACTACGACAAGACCGAGGCCAGCCACATCCGCCTAACCACGGCATATAAGAACGGAAAATCTGGATCATATACCGTGACGTTCCCGGACACATCAACGTTCACGTTTACGGCGTTTGTCTCCGGAGTGGGGATTGCCGTCCCGAAGGATGAGAAAGTCCAGCGAACGTTCACGTTCCGGATCGATGGGAAGACTGCACCCGCGTTCAGCGAGGTCGTTACATGATCCCGGATGTGACGAGAGAGATCGGGGGCGAGATATACACGCTCCGGTTCTCCG